AACTGAAGTTACGTTAGCTGAAATACCTGCTACTGTAGAAATATCTGTATCGTTACCTGCAACTGTAGTTACATCTGCATTTATTCCTGCTACTGTGTTGATGTTTGAACTGTTTGCATTTACAGCATTAATATTTGTTTCATTACCTACTACTGCATTTATATTTGTAGAATTTCCTGCTACCGAATTTACATTGGCTATATCTGTAGCAACATTATTAACATTAGTAATATTTGTACCAACTGTATTTACGTTAGCTATGTTGTTTGATACTGTGTCTATTTCTGAAGTAGCTTCATTTAAATCGTTAGCCGCAGTTTCTATTTCTGAGATAGCTTCATTTAAATCATTTGCTACTGTCACTACGTCTGCAATGTTAGTAGCTACTGTAGTAATTGATGGCATGTTGGTTGCCACAGTACCAATATCTGTAGCATCATTTGCTACTGCTGTAACATCAGAAGCAATATTAGCTACATCTGTTACATCTGAACTAATACCTGCAACTGTTGTGATGTTAGGTATGTTAGTTGAGATAAATTGTTTGTTTACAGCATCAGTATTATCTACTGGGTCTGCAACATTAGTAATTCTTTTGTTTGTTGCGTCCCATTGGTCTGTAGTTGTAGAAATATTTAAAGTACCTTCTGTAATATCAATAGCTTCTTGTGCCATAAAGAAAGCTTGGTTTCCATCTTGGTCAAGTGAAGCTTCTGTAAGGGTAGATCCATCTTGATAATCTACAAGTCTAGCATTTCTATTTGAAGACCTAGTAATTTTAATTATAGAACTATTTGCAGGAGCCGACCCAAATGCAATAGTAGATGAGTTAGAAAAAGTATAATCTGTAGTTAATGTTTTTGTAACACCATCTACAGTTACAATAACATCAGCAGTTGTAATGTACGGAAAGGTTACACTATAAGAAGTTGTGCTACCATTACCTGTATATGTATCTATTGCAAATGCCATATTTTATTTGTTTTCCCTGTTGTTAATATAGTTCTTGTTGACCTTTATCTGGTAAGCCAGAATGATCTCTTACAAAGTTTAAGAATTGGTTAATCCCATATAAGTTTTGATATGGAAATAATCTCATTATTCTATTTAAATCTTGTTTACTAAAATTGTAGTCAGATCTTGTTGCTTTTAATCCAGATCCTGCAACTTGAAATATTTTACCTATTAAATCATAAGTAGGATTACCTGTTATTAAATTCATTTCTTGACCAGATGATCTGGTATTAAATCTGTGATCTGGTGCAACCTGTCCCATAATCATATCTAAGAAAGGAGGCATAACCGAAGACCAACCTGCTCTTTGGAAAGAAGCAATTGCAATCTTATTGTAATCACCTTTTTCTCCAAGTTTCTTTTTTAAGTATGCTTTCTTTTCACTTTTAGACATACCAACAGCATTAAAGTTAGCTTGAGCAACATAAGCCGCTCCTCCAATAAATGAAGTATATAAGAACATATTTACTGTTGCTTGGTCTGCCATAGCTACGTTATGTAAAAACTGTTTATTCCAAGCAGTCATAACGAATTGTCTAAACTGACCCATAGTTTTTCCCCAAGCATTGTCTGAGAAAAATCTACTCGTATCTCCAATAAAATTATATTGAACAGCTCGTTTAGTATATCTGTTAGTTGCTATTGCAAATCTTTTAACTAAAGCTTGATCTTTAAATTTTACAAAATCAAATGATAAAACTCTACGACCTAAAGAGTTACTTGTAGTAACTACATTAGGACTATTAAATTCTTTTGCTAAAGCTACAAGATCAGCATCATCTAATCCTAAAACTCTGTATCTGTTTAGTCTACCTTTACTTATAGCATCTATAGTTTTTCCACCTTTAGAAACATCTATAAGATCTTCTGCTAATTTATGAACAAATAATCTCATAGCAATCTTTCTTTGGTTGCTATCTATTTTAATTAAACCAGAAGTATATCCTGTTATTTTTTCTGCCGCATTAGTTAATGGTTTTGATACAAAACTAGCTTGACTATCTAATTTAGAAATACCTCTGTCTAAAACATCATGTGCTTGATATAATCTGTATAAGTAATCATCTCCATTAGATGCACCAATAATAGCCATGTCGTTATAGAAAGTATCGTCTATCTTACCCGCTTGGGCATCATCAACTAACTTTCTAAAGAAAGGTATTTCATTCAACATGGTTTTCATACCTTGTTGTGATACAGCTACACCATACTCAGGTAGCTGTGCTATACCTACTTGGTTTAGTACCCTTATAAAATTAAATCTTCTTAAATCTCTTAATACTTTATTTGCACCAAATGATGGATCTCCTGTTTCAGTAGATCTTCCCATAATGTTATTAAAGAAACTATCTATTGTATCTTTTTCTTCTTGTGCAATAAACTTATTACCTAATCCTCTTTGTGTAGCATTTTTAGTTTTAGCTACATTAGTTTTAGGATCATTGTAAACTTTATCAATATCGTTAAATAATTCGTTCTTTGTTTTTAACCATTGGTTTCTACTTTTAATACCCATTCTTTCGGATAGTGAATACCAACCACTCATTTCATTTGTGTATGAGTGCCAAAGTAAATCTATATCATTTTCAAAAAGATCATCTACTCTAGTGTTAACACCTTTAATTGTAGTTTCAAAGTTTTCGTTTAATCTAATTCTTTCTGAGAATCTTCCTGATGTTAAAAGACTTATATTATTTTTAAGACCATTAAATAAATCATCTCTTTGTAATTTTGTTAAATTAGAAAATACATCATCTATATATTCTCTTAATAGTTCTGGACTTTTAATTTTAATAAGTTGTTCAATATCAAAACCACCATGTCTACTATTATACTTAGCCGCCTGGACAATTGCTTTGGCCATAGCTCTAGCTTTAGTTAAAGGTATTTTAACATCTTTAACTTCTCCTGTTTTACCATCAACACCTTTTACTGTAGTGTCTTTCCCTTTTACTTTAGTTGCAGGATTATCATATTTGTTTAATAGTTTTTGTTCACTTGTAATAGCTTTAACTAATAATTCTTCAATTCCATCTTCACCTATTTTTGCTTCTAGAGCCGCAAAGCTTTCAAAACTAATTTTTCTAGGTACATAATATCTACCTGTGTTTGCCGCTAAATCCTCAGCACCTTCAACACCAGATTCTGCTAACTTCTTAGCCCATAGTTGAAAACCATTTGCATAGCCCTCAGCCGCTTTAACTACATTAGCATCTTTTAATAATTCTATATCAGCCGCACTTTTATCTTTTCTAGATAAAGCAATCATGGCTCTTTTAACTTTAACCATGAAATCTGTTTTATGTTTAAACTGAAAGAAACCTTTTAGTTTACCTATAGCTGTACCGCCATAACCTAAAGATTTTAAGTAGCCCTCCATAGCATCATTTACAATACCGTAAACTGTACTATGTGTTTCCATAGTAACTTGATCCCTTATGGCTTCAACTGTTTCTCTTTGTACTACAGCTTTACCATCTCCTTTAGTCCAACCAATAGGTTCTTCCATTGATTCAAAACCAAACTTTTTAGTTAGTTTAGAAAGACTTGTTCCTAAAGTTCCAGATCTTGTCATACTGAAACCAAAGAAAGGTATGTTTCTTAATTTTGGATAGAATAATTCTATTCCATCAATATCTGTTTCAGCTAAATCTTTCTCTAGCTTTTTGTTTTCTTTAGATATTTTAGTGTTTTTAAATTTTGTATTGTCTGCTTTAGGGGTTGTTTTTAATCCATTCTCCTCTATGTCAGCTCTTTCAATAGAAGTAGCTACATTATTAAGCCTTTTTGACATTATTGCGGAGATACCCCCTCCAAGAGTACCACCTAAAGCTGACGCTATTATTATGTCATTGATACCCATTGTTGGGTTATTAGCCGCTACAGGAGCATATAAAGCTCCCTCCATAGATCCATAAACTAATCCTGATCTAAGAAAGTTTTGTCTTCTTGATATTCCTGTAAGAAACTGAGTGCCTTTCATTACTTTACTTAAAGCACCGTAACCTGTGATGTTAACAGGATCTAATATAAAAGAACCTAACTGTAAGGCTGTACCTGTCCAACCCATGTTAGATAAGATTTCAGCATTTTTTTGATGTCTACCTGCTTTTTGTCCTAAATATTCTAGATGACCTGCATTTACAGCACCTACAAGACTTTCTGCATATCTACTATTAAGGTTATATTTTTTAATTGTTTCTCTAAATTCTTCTAAATTATTTTCATAACTAAAACCATCTTCTTGAACAAACGTAGGTGCAAAGAACATATCAAAGCCGTTAGCTAGTATAGTATTTTCTCTTATTGCCGCTTTAACACCTTTGGTAAATGTAGAACCTTCTTCTATATACTTTTGGTACTCACTATCATTGTATGCGTCATCTAAAAATAAACCTCTACTTACACTCGGTAATTCTGACCATAGATACTTTTGTTTAGTAGTATCTGTAGGTTTAAATTTACTGTCTTCTAATGCTTTAAGAGTTTTTTTTTCGTTCTCTAATAAGTCTGCTTCTTTATTTCTTCTAGTTGGAAAATCATCTCCAAAGTTTCTTAAGTTAGCTAAAGCACCGTCCCAATCTCCGCTAGCGGCCTGTTTGATATAATTCATATCACTACCGTCAGTTCTTGTAAAAGAAGTACCATGTTGAAAACCAACAGATACTAAAACTGTCTGTTGTGCTTGTGTTAATTCTTCAAATGGTGTTACAGGGTCGTGTTTATTATAAGTTGCTACAACTTGATTTGTATACCAAGAGTGACTAGCTTTATCTATTTCTTTAACTTGAGTATCATTTAATTGTAAATTAGGTGCTACTTCTTTTGCCTCTGCTCCAGACACACCCATAAAATTAGATAAGAAACCTGTAGTTTCTTCTGATATGCCTAACTCGTTAATTAAAAAATCTGGTGTCTTTTCTTTTAAATCAAAACCTGTTGCTATTGTAACACCAGAGTTTTCACTAGGTACATAACCTTGTTTTACACCTTCACCTTCTAAGCTTGAGATAAATTCCCAATTAATATTTGTAGTCATAGTATTTAAAATTTATATATTTCTCCTTGTCCAAAGTTACCTGTGCCTACTCCCATATCTTCTCTTTCTTTTTCTCGTTTTTGTTTAGCTTTTAGTTTTTTATCTTTAGCAATTCTTGCTTTCTCATCTAAAATATCTTGAGAAGCTTGTTTCTCTTTCATTCTATCTTTAACAATACTAATAGGTATTTCTAACCAAACAGTTTGACCGTCTTTGTATTCGACTGTTGCTGGCACATCGAGAGAGGTACTAAGATTCTCTTTAAACATAATAGTATCTCTTTCATCATTAACTATTATTTCGTAATTGTTTAAATCTAAACCTCTGTTTTCATTTGGGGCAACTCCTGTAAAATCAGGATTAGTTTCATCGTAGTAAAAACCTACAAGTTCAGAATCTTCAATAATATCTTTTTCGATATTTAATTTTTCTTTTAGTAGTTCAATTGCGTTAATTTTAAATACATCATAATTGTCGGGATTAACTCCAATCTTTTTAATTTTATAGTTACTAATTAAACGACCATTTACATCAGTATAATGCTTATCAATAAACTCTCCTGTTGCTTTAATATAATTAGCACCTTCTGGCATAGTATTCTTAAAATACTCTCCGATCATTTGAGTTAATTCTTGGTTAGGTGCGTAAGCTGAATTAACTGCATAACCTTGTAGTTCTTTTCTATCTTCTGCATTTAGAGTTATAATTTCTGAAGTTCTATACTTTTGAGTTCCAATTTCTCTAATAACATTTCTATAATCCATTCCAGACTGAACCATTGCATTAGCAATAAAGAAATCATATTTACTCTTATCGTTTTCTTTAAAATAAATACCTGTTAATCCTGATTGATCTAATCTTGCATAAACTTCTAAAGCTAATTTAGAATCTTCTGTAGTGTAGGGAGATAAAGGTTTTGATAATAAATCTTCTATTCTACCAATTGGTTCATTAAGTTTCATGCCCATTTCTAAAGAAACAACAGTATTTAAAAATGCTTCGGCAGGCGTTGCACCCGCAGATGTTCTAGCCGCTACTTCTTTATCAAACAATTGGTTATCAAACTTTTTTCTATCTGATTTAGAATAGCTTGCAACATTACCTTGTGACCAATTAACAGCGTAGTTAACTAAATCATTAGAATCTTTTAGACTATTTAATATCTCTCTTACTTGTGGTGCTAAACTTGGATTGTTTAATGTTGATGGGGTTCCATCTGGTTTGTTTTGAGTTAAGAATTTAATATATGAATTAGCAAATCTACCATCTATTAAAGCATGAGTTTTAGCTTCTTGAATTAATATTTGATCAAAGTCGACATTATCCAAAGCAGGGTTTTTATTATTCTTTACATCATAGTAAAGTTTTTCAAACATTTTCTCTGAATTTTCTGCAAAGTATTTTTGTTTTCTTTCAGCGTAGTCTTTTACATTCATACTAACTTCGCCTTCCATTTCTTCCATTAGCTCATTTTCGTAAAAAGCTATTTCTAGTTCTTCTTCTACTTTATGAGGTAACGCCTGTAAGTCATATGAAGTATTCTGTCTAATCTTTGTAACTAAGTTATCTTGTTGTCTTTCAAATTCTTTTGTATTTAACCAAGTTCTTAATTTAGCTGTGCTTTCATTATAAGCTGATGCAAAAAATTCATCATCACCTTTATCAGCTAAATACTGTTCACTATATTGACTATAATGATCTTGCCAATTGTAGCCTGCAGTATTTCTTTGTGCCCAATAATCTTGTTTAAAATCTTGTATAAATTTATCTGCTGAGTTATTTGCATATTGTTTATATGCACCAAATCTAGCCCAACCATTATAAATATCTGGAAAACCATTTTTATGAGCAAGTTTAGATTCTTCTAAAGTCATGCCATTAATCTTAGCGGCACCCTCGTTAGCTTTTTGTTCATTTTGTTCTTTAAACTTTTTATCTGCTAAAGCTTTGATTGCAGGATTAATACTAGCTAAAGTATCTGCTAGTTGTTCAAAACCACTTTTACCAACTATCTGAGCTCCAGAACCTACTGATACAGCTTCTGGTGTTGGTGCGTTTTCCAACTGCACATTAGTATTTAAATCTGTATTTATCTTAGCCATTATTTAGGTGAGTTGTAATTATCGTAAGTTAAATTAAATGTTTGACCACCTGAGCTCGCATTTGGAGTAGTAGGTGCCGCATTAGCCATATACATTGTACCAATATCTGTAGCCGCACTTAAAGCGTAAGATGTAAATGATGGTTTGTATGCTCTAGGTAAATTGTTTATTTGGTTAGTAAATCTTCTATTCCAAGCAAGTCTATCTTGTGCCATTCCATACATATAGTTTTCATAGTTTTGATCTATAATATTAGAATCTTTACCTGCTTGTCTTTCTACGTCTCCAACTAAACTATTAAATAAATTACCACCAATACCTTTTTCAAATATTGCTAGTTTAACTTGTCCTTTTTTCTTTGTTTCTTCTTCTTTAAGTTTTAGTTTTTGTTCACTTAATTGATCTTCTTTAATTTCTTTTTGACGTATAAGTGCGTTATCTTTGTAGATAGCTTCTTCTCTAATAGTTTTAGCTTTAGCATCAGTCTGAGAGTTAGTGTAGTTAGCTTTAGCTTTATCTGATCGATAAGACTGAACTGCTGAAAATACTCTTAATGCTGTAAATGCTGTTGGGTTACACATCTATTGTTTCTTTCTCCTGTTTAAAGTTTTGTTTTATAAATCCATAAAATAAAACATCGTTAAATGTTTTTTCATTAATAATTTTAAATCCACACCAATTAAGCCAATCTAAATGTAGTTTATTTCTACTGTCGATGTAGTTAAAGAGAATAGGAAACCTATCTTCCATTTCTTGTACTCTATCTTTACATTCTTTTAAGAATTTAATTTTAATCTTTTTAATCTTTGGTGTGCAAAGTAAAAATGGAGATCCAATATTTTTATCATCTAAAGATGGAACAACTCCATATATACCTGCAATTTTTTTATCTACAAAAAATGAACGACAGTAGCTAGTCATTGCTAAACCTTTTAATAAAGTTTTCTCAATGTCTACATCTCCTGACTTTGCTTTTATTTCTGCTAAATCTTCTTTTCTTAAATCTTTAGTTAATTCTTTTATATGTTGTGCTTTTGTATCTATTTCATCAATAATCATTAGGTTATTACTCTTGTTGAAAGAACAGAGAATATACCCTCCCACTCTGCCGATAGAAAATTACAAGGAACGTAACTATCGGAAGTTATAAATATAACTGAGTCTTCGTTTTTACATTGAATTGGAAACTTAAAAGTACCACTTTCCAAATTTGGTTGACCTAGTGTAAATCCACTTGATCCTAATACTTGTCCCGTAAACTTATAAGTAGAAGATGACCTAGCTAAAGGTGTCATTACTACTTCGAAAAATCCTGTATCTCCATAAACAACACTCATGTTTTTTAACTGTAATCTGCCGCTATTAACAGTTGTAGAACTACCAGAAGATTTTTGTTCACGAACATAGAAAGTTGGAAAGGTATATTTAAAAGTATACTTCCTACCGACTATACAAGTGTTTGCTGAGTAATCTCCATCAACTACTACTGTTGAATTTGTAGTGCTAACTATAGGAATATTTCTACCTTTTTGAGTAGATCCCCAAGCTCCACCTAGTACAACCTCCATTGTGTTTGTATCTTCATAAGGTAAAGTAAAAGTAGTTTTATCAGTACCACTACTATAGCTACCTGTTAATACAACTTTACGATCTAATAAAACTGTAAAAGGTAAATTAGTATCTACCTCATTAGTCTTTAAATTCATTTTCTCTAAATAAGTACCGTCAGCTCTTTTAACTACGATGTATAAAAAGTTTTGAATACAATCACCATCTAAGAGTACATCTGCTGTAGAGAAAATATATTTAGATCCAGATCTTTGTAAGGCTTTTTTAGATTCATCAAAATAGTATTTATAAACAAATAAAGAGTTTCTTTCTCCAGATGAAAATCCAAACACAGTATTCTCACTAGAAGAACCTTTCAATCCTGTAATACTTCCTGAAATGTATCTTGGTAAGTTAACTGTTATATCTAAAGCATCTTTAATTTCAGTATCAGTATTAACATAGTATTCTCTAACACCTGCAAAGCTACCTCTAGAAATACCAAAGTAAATGTTTTGACCTACTCCTAACGGCTTACAACTATCATCAATTTCATATTCAGTTGTTTGATTAATTGAGACTGTTTTAGCAGACAATACTTCTTCTGCATCAAGTGTAAATTGTGTTTGATCTGAAAATAAAACAAGCTGTTCATTAAAAGGTACAGCATACTTTAGTATAGAAACTTTATTATGACTAACCGCTAAATCAATCATATCATCATCTACTGATGTAGTTACTGTTGTAGCCCAAAAGGTAAAGAACTTACCTGCTTTAGAAAATATTACATTTTCATCAGATAAAAAACCTAATCTATTTCTATAAAAGAAAATATCATTAATCTTTCTTCCTATAAATGTAGGATCTGGACTTGTTGTTTCATCACCAACTGTTCGGCTTGCAAAGCTCGGCTCCTCGTAATCTGTACCACTAACCGTGTAAGTTGAACCGTCAGCTTTGCAAAATCTAAAATTCCCGTCTGCCGTTCTTATTAAAAGATGAGGCATAGTAGAGGCATCAAATGAGTTGTCTAAACCGTCTTTAACAGTTTCAACCCAAGCATTGCCGTCCCAATAAACAAAATAATTATCATACTCAGTACCACCATCTCCTACAATTTCTGTTACAAAACCTGTAACACCTTTGTATGGTAAGTCGGCAAATGAGTTAGTCTTATCTTTAACCATAATAAGACCATCGCCACCTATACCGTCTGATACAGAAGCTGTAAATGTACCAGAAGTTTTTGATACATGAATAATAGAGCCATCTCTTGTTACAGAGTAGCCACTTAAATTACTGTTTAAGTCGTTATATAATTCTGTTGCTATGTTATCTGTTGTAATAGAACTAGAATTACCAGAGCTAGAATTATCTAAAGTTTGATAACTAGCTACTGATGATCCGTCTATTATTATTTCGTAAGTAGTTTTATACTGTCCATTTTTAACATAAAAGATGGCTTCATCTGGTCTGGCTGTAGCAGTAGATCCAGACTTAGCTGTAACTTTTGTTTTGTTAACAATAAAAGTGTAATCAGCAACAGTAACTAAATTAAAATCATCTTGTGGTGCTGATGATGTTAAGTAAGAAACTCCATCTGGCACAACAACAGTTTTAGCATTACCTACTAAGTCGTATACTTTAATACTTTGGTTGTTTACTAAGACAACGTATTGTTCTGCACTATCTCTATTAATAATATGTACTTTACTATTTGTTAAAGTATCAGTATTTAATTTTGCAATATGTTCTGTAGGTGGTCGTTTACCTAAACCAGAAATAATATCTGATAAACCATTTTCTTGAACACTAGCTTGATTAGGTAGTTTAACTGTATCTGGTTGCTGAGAAACCCCATTCAATAAATTTGGAATTGAATTGGAAATTAATCTGGCTGGCATTATTCATCAGTAATTGTTGATTTCATCGGTTGATAATTATCTCTATCTAAAACTCTAAATGTACTGTAGTTATCAAAAATACTATGATCTCTAGTATCTCCTTCATGTTCTTTTAATGCAGATAAAGCTTGAAGTTCATCAACTTGATGAAATCTATGTAAAGTTTCAGAGGCTAACATTCTATCTTGAAATATTCTTGTTGCTCTAATTGTAATATATCTTCTTGCTGTTTCTGGTAATTCAATAAATTCTAACAACCAAGTTATATTTACTTTCATATCCTTAGTAAGAACATAAGTATGATTTTCTCTATCCCAAAGTTTTCTTGCTCTTTCAACTAAATCTAAGTTAGCATCACTATTAGAAGTATCTACTCTTAGACAGTTTGAAGGTAACTCAATTTGATTAGCTGTATTTCTTGCAAGTGTATAATTAGTATCTGTATTAAAATGCCAACCTACACTTTGTACTTCTCTTGAAACATTATCTAAAATTTGTATTGCAATAGAAACGTCTGTTGTAGTTGAAGATGTAATTGTGTTAACAGGACTTTCTCCTATCGCCGTCATCATTACATTGATGCTTTCTAATTTACTACTTACTGTTGTCATATTTAAATTTTGTTAGCACAGGGCGAGCTGTTTTATGAACTCGCCCCATGAATAAAAGCGTAAATTAATTACGCAGTTTTGATTTCAATTGCACAAATTGGATTAAGTACACCATGACCCATAGCGTATTTAGCTACCATCAAAGTTCCTTGTCTCTGAATTTGGTAGTCCATCTCGGTGCTCAAATCGAGTAATTTCACTGTTCCAACTGCATTTTTCTGCCAAACACAACCAACTGTAGTTGAGAAGTCCCCTGCAAAATTTGTAGAAGAACCCTGAGCAACGCCAGAAGTTACGTTTGTAGAAGGTATGTTGTTAGACATAATTATATTAATGCCTGCAACTTTTAAAACTTTACCTTCTGAGTAAGAACCGTTTCCGCCCCAATCTCTGTTTATAACAGTAGTACCTTGAATCAGATTGTAGTAAGCCGCAGGTGAAACTGCTGCATATCTATCTTCCGCAGGTACATCTAAAGCGTCTAACTTTTCAGCCGCAGCAAAAATACTCGCCGCCGCAGATGCCGCATTAGTGTTAAAGTCAGCATCAGTAATAGATTGGCCAGCCGCTTGAGGCGATGCCGCACTTGCTCTTGATGCTAAGATTAGGTTTTGGTAAACGTGTTTATCCATTTGGCTCGCTAAAGCTCTACCCATTTCTTTTGTGTAGATTGATCTAACATCGAAATGATTCATAGCTTCATCGATTTTCGAAATGAAAACTGGAGCGATAAGTAGATTCTCAATAGAGATTGTTCTCTCATTGTGAGTTACAGATCCGCCAGTGATTTCGTTTCCTGCCGTATGATACGCCGCCGTAGTCACTTTTCCAACGATTGGAAACTGTGCCGACTTGCCCGAACCAATTGTCCGAACCATGTGTTTGTCTAGGGTAGTGTTTGCAGTTTCGAAGGCTGTAATTACTTCTCCACTAAAAACCTTGAGGAAGCTAGCTGTTGTAGAGCCAGATCCTGCATTTTGCCCAATGTTTGATACAGTATAATTTGACATTATATATATATCTCCTTTTGTTTAGGTTTTTGCTAATAGAGCTAGTTAATTTCAGTGTCGGAATTGTCCAACCTCAGTCGGGTTTCGTCTTACTTTTAATCTGCTATTCAAGGACTAGCAATTTGTCCATAGAATTTTATTAAATAACTTTTGATCTAGCTAACTTGTCTGCTACCATTTTTCTAAATGCACTATCGGTAGCATACTGAGGACTAGCCATATCTGCTTTCATTTGGCCTATACTTTCGTATGTAGCTCCAGAGTTTGGTACAGATGTTTCTCCAGTTGTTAACATAGGTTCTTTACTTTCAGATGAGAAACGAGCATACATACCTTTAATAGTAAACAATGCAGTTTCATTATCTTTACTTATGTTATCATTAAATTGTTTAACTTCTGATTCAGAAAGATTATTACTTACCCAATCAGTCATTCTTTTATAATTTTCTTCTCCACCTGCACTTTCATAAGCTTGGGTTTCAAATTGTTTTGCTACAGCGTCTAAGCCTGCAATATAATTATCAATGTATGATTTAGGTAAACCTGCTTTTTCTAATCCAGAAATAGTTTCTTCACTTAACTCACCATTATCTTCAAACTCTCTTTGAGCAGAAGTAAAATCAAAATTAATTTGTGTGTCAGTTTTTGATTCTTCTTTAGGAGCTTCTTCTTGAGGTTTACTCTCTCCTAATTTCTTTTCTAATTCTTGGTAAGATTTAACTAAATCTTCTTGTGTTTTAAATTTACCAAGTATTGGTTTTGATTCAACAGCTTCTGGTGCTTGTTCAACTTCAACTGTATTGTTTGCATCTACTTTAGCTTCCATAGCATCTCTATGCTCTTGAGTTTCTTGTACTCCTTCTTCGGCAGGTACGTCAATTTTATCGACCATTAGTTCTCCTTATTATTATTTTCTTCCCTATCTTGTTTAACGCTATCCCTGACCATACCCATGCCCTCTTTTACAGCGACAGGGGAATTTTGTTGCATCATCATTTGTTCTTGCATTGCTTGTTGTTCTTGTGCAATTTGCTCTTGTGATTTAATTAAGCCATTCATCTCTACTCCTAAAGATGTACCAACTCTTTTTACATATTCTTCTAAATTTAAATAAGTCATTAACTGGTCTGCAAATGGTTGTAGTTGATTAACAAATGTATTTAATCTTTGTAAATCACTAGATCTACCTAATGCTTCAAGTCCTGTAACAATTTTAGGACGTATACTGTCTTTAGGTAAAGGAGGTAAAGCTTTTTTCTTTTCCATTTGATGAGTTAATCTATTAATTAAAGGTAATTGTAACTCTTGAGATAACAAAGAATACAAACCACCTAAACTATCATCAAGTTCTTTTGATACATAATTAATTTCTGTAGCAGTAACTCTGTCATTATTTCTTTGAACAGACGCATTTAACATAAATGCAAATTGTAATCTTTCTTCAATTATTTTTATTGTTTGAAATGAAACAGTAAAGTCAGCACTCTTGTTAACCTGAAGTGTAGTTACATCTTCTGCATTACCTTCTCTAATTGCACCGTTAGGACTTTCAGATAAAGTTTTTAATCTTGTACTTCCATTTGGTTTTACTAAAAATAAAACTTTACTTGAAGCCGCAGATCCTTCTACAATTGCTCTATATAAAGCTTCTAAACTACGAAGATCACCGATATACTCCTCAATAAATCCTCTACCGTAATCAGCATTGTCAATTGATGTATATCTTAATGGTATAAAAGCGTTTTTATCTAAAGGATAACTACCTATAGATGATGGTATAGTTTTTTCATTTATCTCTTGATGTACTTCCCATTTTTTACCATTAGCTGATCTTTTAACACAAGTGTAAATTTCACAAGTGTTTTCATAACCGTCTTTATCTTTGTCGCCATCTATTAATTCTTTTTGTTCTTCTGTTAAAGAGCTAGGTGAAACCATATCTTTTGTAATAATCTCTAAAATACTACCTACACCGTCTCTCTTAACGACAAATCTATCCAAGTGATAAACCTTCATTTTAAATTCAGGAGTAATATAAAGTAGTACATTACCGCAAATTAAAAGATGTTTTAAAGCTTCAAATAAAGCATTTCTAAAGTTATTAACTTCCATCTCATTCATAACAACTCGTTCGATTGAACCCATTGCTTTTTCAAACTCACCTTTCATATCATCTCGACCAGACAACTCAGACAAAGTAAACTCGTCAAGTGTTAGTCTAAAGAAAGGTTGATTAGGGGGAAGTAAAGCTAGAAGTAGCTTTGAAGATAGATTGTTTACACCTCTTGCACCAATTCCTTGATATGGTGTATATAAAGTAGTATGGCCTGTGTGGTGTTCTCTAGGCATTATTGAGGGAATAGTAAACTCACTTGCGTCTCTTGCTCTATCAAGGTAAGGATCTCTTATTGCCTCTAATGTATTATATCTAGATTTTGCTGTCGTATAATTTGCCATGATCTATTAAGGTATATTTGCTCCAGATCCACTTGATCCAACGCCTATTTGTAAAGGTATTCTTAAAGCTGATTTACCTCTTTTCTTAGAGTAACTTACATTACTTGATGTATTTACTTGAGGTGCTTTAGGTGCCTTTTCTCTTAATCTTGTATTACTTGCATTTACCTCTGATGCGGGCATTGCAGGTGGTGGCGGTGGAGGAGGTGGTGGTTTAGGTCTTGAAAATCCACACATTTATTTAATATCTCCTACTATTATTTCTTTTAATATATTTTCATCTTTGTCAGATAAAAGCTGTTTTAGATGTAAAACAACACTACTTTGACCTGCCTTAAACCATACTTGTCTTTCAGTATCTTTTAAATCAGGTGATTTATCAGGGAATTGTTTGTCTAAATAATCTAGTAACTCTTGATTAATCATAAGTTGTTTCCAAGAGTGCAACTATTTAGCTTTAATTTTTAGGGGAATAGGTACTATTGTTAGTACATTTTTGGTAGGTATGACCATAGTATTACCACCGTCAGCGATAACAAATTTGCCATTTTTTATGTCAGTTGTAAAATCTGACGCTAATATAAAAGAGCTTTCATTCTTTTCAACAAGAAATCCAACACTTAAACATATTGTAGGTAACATCTGTTGTATTGTGGAAATTTCATTCCAAGATGAATCAGAGTTTGCGTCTTCCCAAAGACAAAGTACAAACTTATACTTCGGTGGGTTTGTCGACAACCACTGTAGTAGTTGTTTTAGTAACTTCTTCATTCTTATTTTCCTCTTTTTCAGTTGGGTTTTCTGGTGTAGGATCTAAAGGTATTTCTTCTAATGTAGATCTTTGATTGCTTTCTCCTACTATCTTATAAGTAGCATTAACAGTTGGTGGAAATTGATTTTCTGTATCAGGTGTTCTTGCATAAAACACATCTTCATAAAGTATATCTGCATTTATCCATGTTTTCTTTTTCCATTTTTTAACAACACTACTCATTTCTTTAACTCCTTTATCTTTTCAATTTCTAATTCACAGTAATGAATTATTTTTTGTAAATCTTGTATTTCTGTTCCTTTGTATAAATAACGACAAACATACTTAACAATACAGCCTTGAAAAAATGATAAACCATTTTTAGAAATAAATTCATAAGGTTGTATAATAAACTTTTGATAATGTGAGCCTCCTACTTGTCTATCTTTAGGAAAAGCTTCATCAAACATTTTTTTATTTGGCATTACCACTCCATAGTTTAGGTTCTTTCTTTTTAAAATCGTAATCAGTATTTCTTAAAATACGAGCTACACGAGCTTGTGTTAAAGCATCTTCTTCTGTTAAACCTTGTTCTACAAAACAAGACTTAACGACTTTCCATAAGTTCTTTTTCTTTAAGAATGTTTTTTTAGTTTTAACATCTCCGTAAGTTGGTGCTCCTTTATAATTATCTACAGGATCTCCAACTAATATTTGATAATAAAAATTATAATCAGCTTGTTTTTGTGTAACACCGTAAAACTCTTTTAGTTTAGGATTGTAATGTAATCCTGCTATTTGATTTAAGTCTTTATCAATACTACAAATAATCTTATTACCTTTAATAACATCTGCTGTTCCTAATATTCCAAGTATATCATCAGCCTCAAGTTTAGGTCTAATATAACCGTTAAACTTCTTATAAATATAATCTCTACAAAACTTTAAAGTAATAGGCTTTCTTTGTTTAGTTCTGTTTAATTTATAATCTGGAAATATCTCTTTTCTAAAATTATCTTTATCACTCAATGCTGATATATACTCTTTACATTGAGTATCGTGTATTAAAGTTTGGTAAGCGTCTTCAATTTTTCTAATACAATCTTTTTCATCAGAATGTAATGTCCATATAGCTTCATCATCATCACCCCATCTAATAGGTTCTTCGCTTGAGAACGCAACTTGATAAGCAATAACATCAGCGTCTATTAATAGTGTGCTCATTATCCGTTTCCTTTAGGTTTTATAGTGTTTAAATTTACATGAATGACGTTTCCGTCACGGTTTTTAATTTTCTTTCTAAAATCATTTTCATCAAAGTCTTTTTCAACAGCTTCAACTAAAGGTAAAGTTCCAAGTAAAGCACCATGACTTTCTACTGTTTTTAAAAAACCAGATAATATAGATCCAACTTGCACAGCAGGACTGTTAATCATATCTTCTGGTGTTTCTGTATCGCTAAACTTTTCAAAAATACTAAATTCTATTTTATCTTTGTTATCCTCTTTATCGTGTAAAACTATAATAACCTGCATTTTATTTCCTTTAATTTTTCCCACCAAGCATCTGCGATTTTATATAAATCAGTTGGTGTTTTAGTGTTTCCTTTTTTAGTGTTACATGAATGACAAATGATCCATATATTTTCTTTCTCATAACCTTTTGTTGTATCTAGTCTATCTACTGACGGAGAGTTTTCTTGACTTCCTTGTGGTATCATTACAATTTGACAACATGGACAATGACTTGGTGTTATTAAAATAAGTTCGTCTATTGTTAATCCGCAATCATGTCCTTGTCGTACTCTTTGATTGCATAAAGCGTTTGATGCCCATTTTCTCCAATTCTTATTAGTGGGTTTCAGCCCAGTTTTTACCGACACGGTATTCTGCTCCTAGTGGTACCCTAAGATTAAAATGCTCCCCTGCCTCTTTAATACTTTCTACCGCTAGCTTACCCACGTCTTCTGCAATATCTGGTTTTGCTTCTATTTGAAATTCATCATGTATGTTTGCTATAACAAATGCGTCTACATCTTTTAATTTACTCCAAAGAATAATTAATGCTTTCTTCATTATGATTGCCGCACAACTTTGGTTCAAAGCATTTAACGCTGAGTGTTGTGATCTAATAGTTAATATTCTTTTATCAATAGCTTTAATATATCCAACACCTTCTAACTTATCTATGATGTCATGTTTAAGTTCTTGTAAGAAAGGTAATACTCTATTAAATTTATCTAATACAATTTTTGCTTGACCCATATCACAATCTAATATTTCAGAAACTCTACGAGAACTTGCTCCATAAAGTACCGCATAAAGTATTGTCTTCGCTAGTGATCTTTTTTCTAAACCTAAGTTCTTTTGGTTGTAAGTATGTATGTCGCCATTAAGAATAAGATCTACATATTCTTTCCCACCTGTATAGTTATAAATATAATGGCCTAAACTTCTTGCTTCAATTCCACTTGCATCTGCACCTACCATTACATAACCTGTCGATGGTATAAATAATTCTCTACACTCTTTACCATACGGTGAGTTAATACTTGGTACTTGTTGTAAGTTTGGACTACGACAAGACATTCTTCCTGTTGTAATGTTAGTAATATAACTACTATGTATTCGACCTTTATTAACAACTTTTAACCATGCGTTTTTACCATCACTTAACATTCCTAATCTTTTTTCAATTAGTAAATATTCATTAAGTTCTTTAGCTTCTGGATAATCTAGATGTCCTAAAACTTCTTCATCAACAATTGGTAAACCTGTTTCAGAAAACTTTTTAGGTTTCCAATTTCTTAATTCCATAAGTCTATTAGATATTTGTTGTCTACTAGATGGATTAAACTTCATTATTTTAGATTTTCTAATAGCAATACCTTTTTTATATCCAAGTTTTTTATTATTAACTTTAGGAATAAACTCTCCTAAATCTACTTGCCAATCTGGTATTCTATTTTCTAAACTTAATTTAAGATCATGTGTTCTACCTAAAAGTTTTGCATGAAGGTCTTGTGCTTTAGCAACATCAAAACCAAATCCTTTGTCTTCTTGTAGTTTAAGTATGTTTGCTATTTCATGTTCTAACTCTACACTTTCTTGACTAAAACCTTTTTCAATTAATTTAGTATAAAGTAAAGAAGTTAGCTTTACATCTTGAACACAGTAATCAAGCATATCTTGATTAAAGTTTTCAAAGTCGTTAACTTCTGCATAATCTCCTTTGTAAAACTTAAGTCTTTGTCCCCAAGCTTTTAAACTATGTCTTCCTACTACGGACTTATCAATGTGATTGTTAGCTAACAATTTAAAGTCTACGCTATTCGCAATGTCAGGGTAGATAAGGCGACTTAAACATAGAGTGTCGTGGACTAACTCAGGGTTATGAGAGTAGTTATATAAACGCTTAAGCACAGGGAGGTCATACTTTATTACGTTGTGTCCCACGATTAAGTTGTCAGCTAACAGATCAATACCTTTCGGTATATCTCGTCCGATGAACGAAATTTCTTTTCCTTCTTTTTGTAAAACAAGACAATGGACTTTTGTTGGATTAAATCCGTCTGTTTCTATATCAAAAATTATTGGTGTCATATTCTTGTAACCTTCCTGTTGCCGAGTTATATTGTAGTGTAGTTGCAACACCTGTAATTCCTGCAAATCTATTTTTTAATATTCTTACAGTTGTCTTTTTAGAATCTTCAACATCTGAAACTGACCTTTCACAGCCAATACAAATATCAGTTAGTTGGCCAATTGAACCCGAACCTCTAAGTTGTCCTAATGATGTTTGTAATCCATCTGTATGATCTTTATTTCCTTCGGGTCTTTTTAAATGGCTCACCAAGATCACACCAATGTTTAATTGTTCTGTCAATCCTCTAAGTCTAGTCATTAACAAATCAATTGTTTTTCTTTCATCGTTAGATTCTAAACCACTAACAATAATTGATATGTGATCTATAAATAAATATTCTATGTCTAATGCTTTTGCGAAATATTTTATTTTATTAATTATTGTATCTTGCTCAACAGATCCCCAATGATCATACAAAAACACATTACCATTACCTATAGTTTCTTTATAAGCAATTTCTAATTCTGTTTCTGAAACATTTGATCTATCAATATGAATAGGTTTATTAAGATGTAATCCAATTATACCTTCGCAAGTTCTTTTTAAACTTTCTTCAAGAGATATGATTCCTATACGCTTTCCTTTTTTAATTAAATCGTAAGCAATTTCTTTTGTCATTAACGACTTACCAATTCCCGAACCACCACATATAGTAACGATTTCTCTTTTTCTAATACCAAAAAGTTTTTTATTAAGACCCTCGTAAGGATAAAAAGCTGTAGCCTTTTCATCTTCTTGTTTAATAACTTCCCAAAGTTCTTCGCCTGCTACTACACCATCTGGTCTATGAGTTTTTGCTTCCCACATAGCTTTAATTACATCTGCACCAAATCCGTTAACTAACATTTCGTTAACATCTTTTAGTTCAAAATTTGCAATCTTAGCTTTACCTATAGTTAAAAGTTCAGCACATTTTTTAGCGGCCTCTTGACCTGCATCGTCTTGGTCAAAGAAAAATATCACCTGTTCGTAGTTTTCGATCCATTCGAGTTGCTTCTTTAACGACTTAACTGCTCCGTTAACACCGTTAGGTATTCCACACACAGGATATTTGTGATTAAATAATTGAGAAAGTGAAAGGCTGTCTATTTCTCCCTCACAAATACACAAAATCTTACCTTTAGTTCCCCATAAGTTTTGACCGTACAAAGTAGCTTGGTTTATATCTCCTCTAGTCTTAAATTCTTTGTTAGCAAATCTAAGTTTTTGAAATATAGGTTTCTTTACTTTATCATAATATGTAGCAACTTGGACAGGCTTGCCGTCTACTTCGGTAAGTTTGTAATTCCATTTTTTACAAGTTTCTAATGATAACTTACGCTTAGTTAAAGCAGTTGCTTGACCTTGCAGTAAATCACTAAAATACACATCTTTAGATACATCGCTATTACTTGTAGAATTGTTATTAGGATAGATAGTAGTATTACAGACAAAACAATGAGTGTGTTCATCAGAATACAAAGCCATTCCATCACTTGACGAGCAAGTCGTACAAGGTAAGTGTTTAATAAATTCGCTTTCATCATTATTCATTAAAACCCGCTTTCCGCACTGCGTTAAGTCGGTCTTTTTCTATCTTTTCTAGTTGTTCTTTTAATTTGTTGTTTTCACTTCTTAAAACACCATTTAATTTTTGCTGTGCATCGCTAACTGTTTGGTTATCTTTAATACGACCATACAAAGCTTTTATCTGTTCATCTTTTTCTTTAACAATCTTGTTCCATTCTTCATTACTTTTGCCAACTATCATTGTACCTCCCAAATAGTTTATTTATTTATTATCCAATCTTGCGGAATTAATTTGTCAGAGTATTTAAAACCATACTTAACGCACCAATCTCCATAACTTGTTTTGCTACCTTTGTAGATACGGTTCCTTGAGTTACCAAAGACAAATCTAATATCTAAATTAGGTTGCTGTTCCTTTACGAGTAAATGTTTTTTTCTATCTTCTCTTTTAAAGAAACCTTTAATTTCGATAAGCACTCCATTATCTAATTCAATATCTGGTGTGTACTTATGTTTTGTAGAAGGCTTGAAGTAATCAACAACCCGTTGTTCATACTTAAAAGAAATTTTACGATCTTTTAGATTATTAATAACGGTTTCTTCAAGCCCACTACGGTATTTAGAAGTCCGTTTCTTGTGAAACGGGTACTTCTTTTTTCCCACTCGGTACATTGGAAACTTTCTCTACGCCAAAGCCATAATCGGAATTGTCTTCTTTAATTTCTGATTTAGTCTCAGACTTAGTTGATACAATTTCAATTAGTTGAACAGCTTTTAATCTTAAACCAACACCTACACCTTGTAGATTGTTAGCCCAAGAAAAAGCTTGAAAGGCGATCTTCATTTTACTTCCCGTATAAACAGGTTGCGTTTCAGCAATTGTTTTATCTGGGTTGTAAATCTTTGGTCTTTGCTCAAAGTCAGTTCCGTCTTTCATTGTTACTTTTGGCTTAAGTTTAAACTTAAACTCTACTCCACCCGTCTTTAAAACTTTGTACTGTGTGTGAGGAGATCTTTTTTCTGTGTTCTCAGTTTTTTGCCGAGCAATCAAAGTTTCCTCGTAAAGTTTTATAATGGGTTTAGCTTCCTCATCACTTAGTTCTAACTTTACAGTAAACACTCCGTTTGGTTTTTCAAACTGAGTATCTGGTGTAAAGATATATGGGTATTTACCAACACCTGTTGGTGTAGTATGTATTGCTTTTTCATTTATCATATGTGTTTTCCTCCAAGAGTGGTTAGGTTGTTGTTATCCTTTGTGAGAATATCTCGATACCGCAACTATATATTTATAAGTTAACACAATCCCAAGCATCAAGATATTTTGGATATTTATTTACATACTTAAGATACGTCTCACAAAATTGTTCGTACTGTGTTGTTGTAGATGTATGACTTGTGTAACTATAAAAATTAATAACAATAGATCCCAACAATAAAAATATAAAAAACCTAATCAAACTTTCTCCATTCATAGAATTTATCTTTTCTATTCATCACTACATTCATTGATTTAACGTCAGTTTTTTTAGGATAGATGTATGCGAATATTCCCTCGTCTATTTCTTCAAGATTATATCCTGCACCTAGTTCTATTCTATTGGCCAATCTAAAATCATCTTGATTTGGCTCATATAGTTCTCCTTTAACTGAGTATTCATTTTCTTTTCTAAAAACAAATGGGTACCAAAACCCTGTCATAGAAAAACCTTTAGATTTAGTTACATACTCTCCTAAAAATTTACTTTTCTTTAAGACGTAATCTAAATGTCCTCCTTTTTTTAACGAACCATATACAAATAATTTTCTCATAACTTCCCTTTCTATTATTATATTAGTATTGAAAGTGCAACTATTTAGCTAAAGAAATAGTCGCTCTTGGCAATTTCAGAAATCTCCAAATTACCACGCTCTGGTGGTGGAGTTAGACGACTTTTATATTTATCGGGAAGTTGAGCTTCCCAATCTTTATATAAAATTTCTAAATAATCTTCACTAAACAAATCAATTACAACTTTTCTAATTATTTTATTTAGATCATCTATTCTGTTTGGAGTTGTTGCAAAACTATCATGCACCATTAATAAATTATTAAGTGGTATATCTGCATTTTTGCAATACAACGCAACACCTTGAACAACAGCGGCATCGAGGCTGTGAACAATGTTAGGAGAAATCGATGAGGAGAATTTTCTAGAATCCTTCCTATTAATTTCTCGTCTATAAGTGGTGTAGACTAACGATCCTGCTATAGATGTTTTAACTTTAAATGGTATGTCATATCTATAATCCATTTCTACAGGAAATCCCATAGGTGTAGTCCAACGCATTTTCATGTTTGCTTTAGCAAATAGTTTAGAACATTCTTGAAACCATTTCATAAGTTTAGCTTCAAGTTCAACTTCTTCTTCCATTTTATCCCATACAATCTTAGCTAGCCAACGACAATCAGCAAAGCCATCATCTGCTAAAACTTTCTTTTTAGGATTAAACTCACATATACTTTTGTATTCATCAAAGATTTGTTGTCTAGCACCATACTGCTTTAACGAATAAACATACGTCATTATGTTTCTCTTAACGATTTTTCTGTTAATACCAAACTGCAACCAACGGTTAGATTCAGTTGATCCTTGTCCCGCTTGATCACTAACCTCAACATTAACTAAGTCAGATACCGAAGTGTAAATATCTTGAGGTGTTTCTGATGGTAATACATTTACTTTCTTTGCAGTTTTTTCATCTCGCATTAGTATTGAAAGTATTTGCAATCCGCTACAGGTTGCGTCCATAGACACAGGTAAATTACATTCATAATCTAAACCTTGTTCCTTAAACTTTTTTAAATGGTAACAAGCACTTAAAAATTCCATAGGTTTATCAGCGAAATTCCAACCTTTGTTATCCAGTGGAGCTTCTGCGTAGCTTATAAACTCGTCAAACTTATCTTCTGTAAATTTATAGCGATTATCAAAGGAAACTTTGTCATGTCCCCAAGTATTTGAAGCGTGTACAAATAACCAATACTTACCTTTGTCGCCAAGCGGTTCAGCATTTGCAAAGCTTATTAACGACTTAATCTTTTGGTCAGTCTGATACGTGATGGTAGTTCCAACAGGATATAATCTACCTCTCTTGTCAGCAAATATTGCAAAGTATATTCTTTCAAACTCTAAGTATTCAACAGCTAAATCAATACTTACTAATGTATTTAATACTTTAGACTTCCTAGCAATCTCATCATTATAAACTCTGTTTAAATCTCTTTTGTATTTAATACGTAATTTAACATCAGTATCTACGGCGGGATCTCTGTAGATTCCCTTCGGTTTACCTTTCTCGTTAAGCAGGCTCTCTCTTTCTGGAAATTTACCTAATCTTAAGTTATTATCCCATATCTCCTTAAATAAATTAAACATTTCCTTGTCAATTTTAAATGGCACAGATTGTAAATGGTTTACTGCATCATAGAAATCTTTGAGTTTTTTGTTATCTAATGTGTGAAGATAAGCAAAATCATGTGTTTTAATTAAAGGTTGTTTAGTTAAAAACTCGTTATGAAAACCACCATTAAAAGGCGTACTGTATGGTTTTGGCGGTATAACCATAGCTTTGTAATAAGGCGTTAAGACACTACATTGAAAGCTATTCTCTTTAATTTTCTTTTCTACTTCGTCTTTTAAAACTAAATAATTAACGGTTTTATGTCTACCCTCTCTTACTAATTTTAACTTACAAAGTCCTGTAGTTTTAATACATAAGTCAACTAACTTTAAACCTACGAGTGCTTGTTTTTTTAAGTCCCAACTTTCTACTTCGATTTTGTATTTGTTCAGGGTATGAGCAAAAACTCGTTTACGGTGCTTGACATTACTTGTTCTTTTTAACAAATCCCTAAGTACGACTGTGTGAAGGTGTGGTTCTTTTGACTTAAAAATCTTGTTTTGCAATTCAAGTTCAATCATACTTCCAATTGCAACACCCGTCTGGGCAAGTGTTTTATTAGAGGCAATACAATCAATAATTATTTTTAAAGATACAAGTGCTATCTTTTTAGGATCGTCAAGATCCCTTAACGGTTCTGCTCCTGTATGTCTTCTACCTGCATTTTTATATTCATGCTTTATAAACTTATCAATACCCTCAGCTAATGGTACCAACAATTGTTTTTGCACATAAATAAATGGCGGTGTTACTGAGTTTCTACCTTTTTCTTGATTTTTCTTTTCCGAACGATAATAGCGATCTCTACCTTTCACTATCATGCCCGTTTGACGTTTATCTTCTATTTCTTCTAACTCACTCGTTGTTCTAGCTGTATTAATCGTCATGTGCTCTCCAAGTTGTTGAGGCATTTAACTAGCTAAAGTATTTTAAGTCCTTTGTGTCTACCAATTTCACCACGAGGGCTTATCCAATACGATTTACCTAGCTTATTT